AACATTCCACATACTGAAGTGTTAGACAAATCTGACCTTTCAGACGATTATGCGAAAGACTTGAAAAGACATTTTGTTGTTATGTTTGTCCATAAGGATAATAAGGCGACGGTTGCGCTGTATGGCGAAGCGACTGCCAAAAAGAACGGTGCTCAGATTAAAGCAGATTTCGACGCAATGGATGCAAGGGATTATGTACCATACAAAATAGTAATGGCTGGTATGGTCCCAACAAATCTACACCACACGAAGAAGGTGAGTCGTACTACCAAGGGCATCACTAGAAATTTGGGTTTCTACGTCGAGCCAAATGTATTTGCTGAAATATCGGGACATCTTAAAAATAACAGAGGCGACTTGCTCAAGGCTGTTCAAGGTCGTTAACAACAAAGGAAATTGGGAAATGAAAAATTTTAAACAGCACCTAGCAGAAGCAGAAGCTAAATCTTGTGATCTGATTGGTATGAAACAAATCAAAGCATTCGAAAAGATTGTTGACCAACTCTTTAAGAAGTACGATATTGACTTTAACTTCACACGTCACTTTGGTGATCGTATGAGTGATGAGCGTAACACACCTTGCATCACACTCAAGGAATTGGCTGATTTCATTAAGAAGGTTTATGCACAGAAAGGCAAATCGCTCAAGGGTGTTGCAGGTGCTGAAGCTGTTCTTAAAGATATTCAAAAAGACTTGAACATTCCAGTCGCAGTGACATACGACAGACAAAACGACGAATTCGATGTTGTTATGAAAACAATTATGCGTAAGAAGAATTTCAAAAGTCCAGATAAATTTATCAATTATAAGTAAAAAAGACTTGACAAGTACCTATAACTATAGTATAATAGGGTTAACCCTTATGATAATAAATGATTCGTTTAAAAGGTTTTAATATGGAAAGATTGTATCTAATATCATCATTTGTATTAGTTGTTATGGTAATGTCTCAATGGACAATAGCTACAATATTAATGATACTCATGTTGACAACACCAATGACAATGTTTGGTTCATATCTCATATATGCAACTTACACACGTAGAAACCTTTTAGGTTCTTCGTCATTTATTGTTCCATTCGTATTAGGTGTTCTATTGTGCATCGTATCCATTAAACTATTATCAGTGATCTATCAGATCATCTAAGTCAGTGTAGGTTTGCTAACCTTAAAGATATCTAGGCGTCATATCATAAGGTGGTAGGGTTCAATTCCCTAACTGACACCAAATCCAGTTAAATTAAAATAACTTCCATTTAGTGCTTGACAGTACCCTTCAATGATTCTATAACTTAAGAGTAAGTTAATCGAAAGTCTTTGAAAGGACATTAAAATGAACGTAACAGAAATCAAAAATGTAATGATGACAATGACACAATCAGAGTTGTCACAAATCATGAACATCGCTCAACAGATCAAATCGATCAGCGCTCAAGCTACGTTCAATGTCGGTGACTCAGTTTGGGTTGTTCAGAAAACAAAACGTACTGAGGGTGTAATCGAAAAGATGAACCCTAAGAAAGCTGTCGTAAATATGCGTGGCTCACGTTACACTGTTCCATTCTCAATGTTGGAAGCGGCGTAAAAATAGGGGGTTGACACCCCCTTCTCAATTTGTTAATTTAAATAGTAAACAGAATCAGAGAGAGTTCTAAACATGTCAATCGCAAATATCATCAATGACCAAATTAAAGCACTTGATCCTATGGCCTTTTGGGCTTGGGGTACTAAGAACAAAGTTGCCTTGAGTGAAGGTCTTCAGTTCAAAACTAGTGGTATGGTTGGGTGGAAAGGACAAGTTCAAATCACACTGAACAGTTTTGATCTATATGACATCGCATTCGTTCGGGTGTGCAAAGAAGAAGGAGAATACAAAGTAATCACCGATAAGAAGGTATCGGACATTTTTGTTGAAGACCTTGTTAATCAAATCGATATTCAAGTACGGTAAGGAGTACGAGTATGAGTAAAATCCCTTTTGGAATTATTATGCGTGGTCAAAAAGACTATGTGTATAGTGAATTGTCAAACTTCATTGAGTGTGCTGATGGCATTGAGCCTATGTGTCTACGTGACCGCTACGTTGGCTTCCTTGAAGAATTATTGGATGGCAAAATCAAAAAGTCTACAATGGTAGACGTTGATGTGATGAAAGAGTTCCATGCTGATATCGACAATCGTGCCGATATTGATTATCGCATGGAACATTGGCATGATGAACCATCCACTTATGCGGGTGGTAAATACTTTTCCAAGATGTCAATTAAACTTAGAGCGCATATTGCAGATTATAATTGCGTTATGTCTTAAATACGTTAATAATTCTAAAAGGGTTGCTTTATTAAATATCACCCCTTTTTTAATTTGCAAAGTAAGGTAAGAAGTTTTGCGTGAAGTTCGCACCACCACCACCACCACCAACAACTGTTAGATCGTTCTTAGTCTGCGCACCTTGTACATTGTTTACTGTAACTGGATTGTTCTGTGGTGCATTGATAATTACTGGTGTGCCACTTCCTTGCGCCATGGCTGACATCGAAGGAGAGTTTCCTTTAGCCATTGCATAGTACATGGATAAAAATTTACCTTCTGGTGAGTTGAATGGAATGACTGCTTCCTTACCGTGTAGTACGGACAAAGTACCTTCACCAAAGTTTCTGAAACCACCTGTTCCTTTTCTGAACCCCTCATCTGATAAATATTTTTCAATGTTATCTCTGAAATATTCAACAAACTCAGGTTCTCCAGAACCAATCGCCATACTCTGAAGTAGTGGCATGTTAGCTCTAAGCGCTCTTAATTGTTCTCTGGCAAGTTCTTTTTGTGTTTCATCTCCATCTTCAATAGCATCAAACTGGTTATCCATAAATTGGGCAATAGCTTCACTAGTTACCGCATTTACATCTTTGCTGTATGCATCGATAACTCCTGACAATGGACCTGTGGCTATCTTTTCAGCCAATCCAACTACAACCTCCGAGCCAGTTAATGAGCCACCACCGGGAATTTCAGTTATAGCTACACCACCATTCACACCACCAGACGCTATTTCTGTTGCTGTTTCGACAGAAAGTTCTGCCAAATGTTTTTCAGCCGCCGCCTCCGCACTTTCTTTTTGCTTCACAAGCCAATTGTACAAGCCTTTACCTATGACGTATGCAACGCCAACAGCCGCCCCTATCAATATACCAGTAGGACCTAAACCAAACATTAGTGCTAAACTAGCACCAGTTAGACCTGCTACAGCCGCGTCAACACCTATATCAGCAAGACCATCTGGCACAGAAGTTTCGTCCTGTAGATATTTCTTTACCTTGTCTCCATATGACCATGCCAATGTTGTTAATGCACCTAGAATAATTCCACGGATACCACCAAGGCCACCAAGTTTACGTCCCATTTTAAGTTTACCATCGGCTCCATTTTTTCTACCAATCGCACCAGCCACAGCACCAGCAGCCGCATTACGTACAACAGCCCCACCTAAAATTACACCTGGCAATGCCGCAAGCCATGTTTCAAACTGACTAAGCCCATCAATCATAGTGTTAACGCTTGTGGCAAGTTTATCCCAATTGACCGTAGCTAAAGAAGTCACAATCTTACCAGCTTCAAGAACTGTTGTACTTGCACTTGTTACCAACTCTTTAGCTGAAGTTGTCATTGCTTTAAAATCTGTATCTTTTAATGATTGTTCCATATCAGACCAACCACCATCAGTCTTGTCATCTATGAAACCCTTCAAGATGTTGTAACCCACAAAAAGACCAGCACCTGCGATTGCAATATTCTTCAATCCTTGCAACGTAAATGCTTTGCCTACTGCATCTCCAAAAGCATTTATTCTAGTGTCATCACGTTTGGTGGTATTATCACTTGTTGTATCTGAACCAGAATCAGCAGAATTTCTTTCTAGTTCCTGAAACTGTGCTTGGTTTTCCTGTATACGCGCTGACTTCTCAGCTAAACCAGCACTCACTCTCATCAGTTGAGTTTGTTCAGTCACATTTTCATTGATCGATTTAAATACGTTTTGAAAACGATCCAATTGTATTTTAACAGAACGTATTGAGTGAGTTCCACTGTTACGACTAAGCTGTCCTTCAGCCTGTAGTCGATTCAGTATAGCCTGTGTTTCTTCAGATATTTTTGCCATGTTTTGCCTATTGATTCTTTTCGTTCTGTTGTTCTATATAATCGGTTAACATTCCAAAGTAGATATCACGTTCGTAAGGTAGTAGTGCTTCTATGTCGCTTATTGAGTATTTATGATGCTGTGCCAGTGCAAATATGCTTTGATAGTAATGTCCTAGATCAGTATGGGACAGCATTAGATAAAAAAACTTCGCATTCCTTCTATAACAAACGTTTTGTCGTTACCCTCTTTATTCGTGTATTTCATCTCATGTCGTAGTCGTGGCATTGTTTCAAAAAACTGTTGTACGCTTCGTACTACAGCACTACTTAAATTCTCCATAAACCCATCAGTTTCTTCTGGGGTGTAATCTTTAAAATGATGCACTTCGTCTTCTGAAGCGAGTGTGTCTAAACAAGAAACCATTATGAAATAGTTTACAAGTGGATCACTAGGGTCCATTTCAACGATAGTAATAAATTCATTGATAGATGGGTACTTTAGAAATAACGTATATTCATCATTCACTGGTATTTTGTTAGTATGACCTTCATGCTTTGTTAATTGAATGTCATCAATAATAACTTCGAGGTTTACAACTTCTTCTGTGTCTGGGTCTTTTATTTGAAACTTGATGTTATTGTCTACTGATTTTGTTCTCAAAACAAGTAATACGTACTCCAAGTCGAACATAGCCAAGTCACCAACATCTTTGTCGATTAGGCAATTATTCACGATTTGTTTTGAAGCCAAGATTTCTTGTGAAGCTTCATCTGATTCTGACGCAACCAAAAGGATTTTCTCTTCCTTTACGGTAAACGGTCTGTATTTTACTTTTTCATTGGATGACGGCAATGTCATCTCAAAAATGGGTAGGTCAATTTTAGGTAGTGCCATGATATAATTTATCCTTTATCATTAGTTAAATGTTCGTGTAGCCAGATTGCTAATCTTATTAGCTTTACGTGATATGTTGTCAAAGTTGTTATTTAATTTGGTGAATTTGTTTACTGCGTCTTGTATTCCACGTGGTACTAGGTTTGCTCCAACAAGCTGTCCCATTTGACCAAGGTTATCGATTAAGTCCAATACCCCATTGCCACGATTAAACTGTGATGAGGGTGAACCAACTCTTTCGCCAGACAATTGTATTCTATCGTATTGAAAGCTAACTGGTAAGACAGCAAAACTATCCGTGTTTTCCCAAGCTAAGTCTACATCTCCCATCATACCTGGAAATGCGTTATCCAAAATAGTTTCGTAGTATCTACCAGTATCAAGATAATCAGCCGAATAGTGTTTAATTACGATACGACAAGCATACTCATCTTTATAGCCAATCTCAAAAGGAAGCATTCCATCTACCTCAGCAAAAGAACCGCCAGCAGTAGAGTAGTTTACAATTCTTTGCGCCCATGAATGGAAGAATGTGAGCATCTGTGCATCAGAGTCCAACATAAAGATTGCTTGTACTGGTTCTGGGTTTAAGCTAGTTGGCATCATTTTTCTTTGTTGTGCCACTGCTTCGTATGACGCCATACCAATAGTAAGTCCTGGGATAGCCACGTTCTTACAAAAGAATGTCAAGTCTCTCGAATCTGCGGATGATGTGTTGAACGGAAAGTTGACAATCGTAACTTCGAATAGCGAACTGCGTGAAGGACCGCCAAAGCGATCCATCTGTGTTTTAAAATCTGATATGTTAAACGCCATTACTTGCCCTTTATGATAGCTCTGGAATCTTTCCAGACTTGTGCTTTGGTAGCTCCAACAAACTTTTGGCTTGGTAAAAACAATGCGATATCCCACTCAGTAGGTTGGATATAAACAAACTTTGTTCTTACTTGGCTCATCAAGTAGTGCTTCACTGTGGGCTTGAACATGTTGAACTTTGCCGCACCTGATAATATATCATAATTTATTTTTAGTTTAGTCGCTTCTGTATAATTCTTGTTGTTCGCCGTGTCGTATAGAGCATCCATTAACTTTGCTCTTAGCACAGGTGGTAAATAGTGAAGGTTGATCCCTAAGAACCCACCCTTTGCTTTATTTATAGGAAAAATCAGTGGGTAGTTGTCATAATACGGCAATTTAGACTTGTCAGCTTTGTGCTTAGGGTCGTACATGAATGTGTACATGTTGCCCAATCTAAATCTGTTCTCATAACGATCTCTGCCCATCTCTTTGATTAGCTTTGTTCCCTCAGCTTGCTTTTTTGTAACGGTTGCGGCTTGATCACGATACCACTTACGTGCTTCTTGAGTACGGGCTGGCATTTGGCCTGATCTGATACCTTTCAGTAGGATATCGTCGAATACTTTTGCTACCATCTTATTTTATTCCTAGTTCTTTTTCTGTGTAAATAACAAATTGCCACCCACGCTGAGCGCAGAATTTTCTAGCGGCTTTCCATTTTGCATCATTAATCCCAAAAGTTTTAACCTCATTCAAATACTTCCTTGATATTCTACCAGTCTTGGTAGCGTTTTTCTTAGACCTATCAGGTGGTCTTGTTTGTGCATAAGGTTTAATCTCAATCATGATAGTAGCAGACGTCCCATCACCAGTTTTCTTGTTGACAATCACATCAGGATAGTACCTATGGCGTCTCCCGTCAATAGGAGACATGTAGGGAACTACAACTTCTTCCGACTGCCACCACAGTACATCAGGGTGCATATCCACATATCTAAAAAATTTGAACTCCCACCCTGACCTATAAATGATCTTTGTTGGGTCGCCCTTGTATTTAGAAGGGTTTTTCGGACGAAATCTACCACTATGTGCCATGATATAATAAAATTAACCTCTCAGTGTTATATAAATAGACTTATACAACACTATTTATAAGAAAAAACTCAGGGATTCTCAATGTTCAACGGCATCAGACATAATAGACCAGAAGTCTTCGAAAGAAGAAAGATGGACGAAAGTAGAACTTCTTACCAATCATTTCCAGCACAACCACATCCACATAGCATGTTGATGGTATTCAAGAAATATGATTACGCAGAATTTGCAAATGGATTTAATAAACGTGAAGAGACTAGGGTTGGTCGTGGTGGGAGAGCTTCTGGCGTAGGCTTGAGGTCTGCAAATGCTATTGAATTGCCATTCCCAAAAAACCTTCAAGATGCAACTGATCTGAGAATAAATGGTTTTGAGCGCGATCCATTCACTGAGACAATCGCATCTAAACTAGCATCATTTTCTTCTGGTGGTAATGTAGAAGATATTCCACAACTGATACAATCATCTGGTGCTGACTTGGCACAGGCTTTGTCTGGCGGTAGTGTAAGTGGTGGTCTTAATAGTATCGCAGGTAAATTTCTGGGGACTTCTATTAAAGATGTTGCATCAGGCGCTCAATACTTATTAAGAAATAGTCCGTTGATGTCAGGAACAATTGGTAAGTCTGTTGACATTGCTACTAACCAAACATTGAACCCAAGAGAGACTCTTGCGTTTGAAGGTGTAAATTTAAGAAGCCATCAGTTTACTTGGGAACTTTTCCCTAGTAATGTTACTGACTCAGAGCGTATTCGCAATATTGTGCGTATGGTTAAAAAGAACTCTTTACCTACAGTCACTGACTTGGCAGGGATATCCAAAGCATTTTTGCAATACCCATCTACAGTTGATCTGTATTTACTTGGTGTTAATGAAGATCATTTTGTTAAATTTAAAACATCTATGGTTACTCAATTCACTGTTGATTATGGTGCTGGTGGTGGCGTTTCTATTATGAAGGGTGGTAAACCTGCTGGTGTTCAAATCGCAATGTCATTCCAAGAACTAGAAATCGAAACAGCACATGATTACGGCACAGAAGAAAATGACATCCAAGACAGTGTATTTCATGATACATCAGTAGGGGACGTACCATAATGACTAAATATTTTGAACAATTTCCAGTAATAAATTACGAAGGTAGACTAGTACGTGACATCACACGTAGAAGTAACTTTACCAAAGAAGTTTCCAACAATCCACTTCTTCATTTGCCGTATACGGTTAAAGAAGGGCAAAGACCAGAAGACATTGCTGAGTTTTATTATGGCTCTACAGACTTTACTTGGTTGGTGTACCACTCTAATAGCATGATGGACCCATATCATGATTGGCCTAAATCAGAAGCAGATTTTAACAACTACCTCATCGATAAGTACGGTGAGCAATCGGGTTTGGTTGGCGAAGATATCGTTGATTGGACTAAAGATGATAATGATGAAAATATCATCTATTATTATAAAGAGGTGTAACCAATGGCAGTAGATATCGTCAAACTCGCCCCAGAATCGTTTAGAACGATTTACCTTCGCAAAGAGGATCGCATCATCTTGCGCACAGAACAAGGCAGAAAAATAATCATCAAAAGAATTATTCCAGATGAATGGAAGCCTTGGAAAATATACGATCAGGAATTGGTAGACAATAATAACAAAAAAGAGATATTTTTGGTTGATAACCAATTTTTACCACAGATTACTCAAAGCTTTGTCAAGAAAATGAGAAATAACTAATGGCAGGAACGGGTAGCGGTGAATTTGCCCCATCTGTATGCGAAGTTTTAAACGCAGTTATAACTTCGCATTCTGGGGGTAAAAAACAAGACATAGCACAAATGGTGACTAATTTCGAGATTTCCCAATCTATGAACGCAAGTGCCTATAGTGGAAGTATTACTGTTCAAGATGGCATCGGTCTTCTTGAAGGGTTTCCGTTGAGATCAGAAGAAACACTTGAACTTAAACTCAAAGCCTTTGATTTAAATACTGAAGTCAATTTAAAGACTCACATCTTTAGGATTGATAATATTCAAGCTAGTGAAGGTGCTAACCAAGTGGTGTACACTATTAACTTTGTTTCTAACATTACTTATAATGCATCCAAGAGAAAAATTATAAAAGCGTACCGAAGTTCTGTTAGTGGTATCGCAAAAGAGATTTTTAATACATATTTTGGAAGTCTTGGCAGTGCGAATTATATTGATTCGGATAATGGAAATAGAGTTTTTGAGTTTGGAACTGCAAAGTTCCCCATCACTGAAGAACAAGATAGAAGCTTTATTATCCAACCTACAATGAACATTACTAAATGTACCATTCCAAACATGATACCAACAGAAGCTATGCATTTTCTCTATACCCAAGCATATCAACCAGAGACACCTTCAAACTCGTTTAAATTTTTCGAGACTTTGAAAAACTTTTACTTCGCAACAGACGAATATTTTATTAAGACTGCCCAACGGAGCGATCTCATAAATCTATTCTACTCGCCAGTAGCTTCTGTTGAAGGAACGGCTCCCGAAGACCAAATAAATAGGGTTGAAGAGATATCAATTATATCAAAAGGTATTGACACTGCATCTGACATATTCTCTGGTTCATATAAAAATAAAGTTACAGAAATTGATTTAGTAAGAAGACAAGTAAATTTTTATCCGTTCGACTATTCCAAGGATGCAAAGTACATAGACATGTCTGGCGACCCACGTAATCTTGGGGATAACCCACATACAGCACAATTTAGAGAAGACACATTTACTGACGAAAATGCAAAAGATTTTGTCATATTTAAGGACTACCAGCAAGTTGGGGATATACCAAGTGAATTGCATACAGATAGACATATGCCACAAATCATTTCCAATAGAGTTTCATACCATGCACACCTTCATAATACTCAAGTGTCCTGTATTATGAAGGGTAGGTTAGATATCATGCCAGGAATGATTGTAAATTTGGATATTAAGTCTTTAGATGGCATCAGTAATTTGTCTCGCAACGAAACTCTCAGTGGTAGATACTTAGTAGAAACAACTAGACATGTTCGTGACAATAAAAATGTTTTGAATTTGGCAATTAAATTGATAAAGTTCGATTGGAGCAAAGGTGAAGTAGATGGGTGATTATGGATTAGGGGTTAAAGACCCATTGTGGTTTGTTGGTGTTATTGAAGACAATAATGACCCAAGAAGAGAAGGGCGCGTCAAAGTAAGAGCGTTTGGTATTCATGGTACTAACAAAGATATCGAAACAGAAAGCTTGCCTTGGGCTATATGTATTCATGGCGGCTATGATGCAAACATGGTTCCAAAGACAAACTCTTGGGTGTTTGGTTTCTTCATGGATGGTAGAGGCGCACAACAGCCAATGATTCTTGGTGTGATCCCATCGCAAATGACAAAGGTTATGGACCCTGAGGTAGATGGATGGGGTGCTTTGCCACTAAATGGGCATGGGCATTTATCCGCAGAAGGTAGTGACCCAGAAAGTTTTGGACAGCCACAAAATCACAGACTTGCTCGTGCTGAATATATAGAAGAAACCTACGTTCTGCAACAACAAACTATGCGTACTCTGGATGTAAAAGTGGCTGGTGGCGACGAAAATAAAACTTGGTCTGAACCTACTGCGGCTTATGATGCATCATACCCACATAATAGGGTTATTCATTCTGGCAAAAACTCAATTGAGATAGATAGCACCCCTGGTAACGAAAGAATTATGATTTGGCACCAATCTGGTTCTTATGTTCAAGTAGATTCAAGGGGAACGAAAACAGATAAATCAGTTTCTGATAAGTATGAGGTTAACGACAGAAACCAACACGTTTCTGTTAGTGGTATGAGTACCGTCACGATTATGGGCAATAGCTACGTTTACGTTGAAGGCAATAAGATTGAAGAAATTAATGGTGACTTACAACAACTAGTTCACGGCAACTATTTACTTTCTGTTGGTCAACAAGCAACTATGCAAGCTGGCAACCAAGTGCAGATTCGTGGTGCTGATGTTAAGATGGAAGCTAATGTCGGTACTATGTCAATTAGGGCAGAGAAAGAACTTCAAACAGAAGCTGGGATTGGTTGGTACGCAAAAGCACCATTCATTTGGTCTGAAGCAACGACAAATATGAACATCAAAGCTAAAAATATGAATTTATTTGCCACAGCAGAAATGAATATTAAATCTGCTGATCTTAATATCATAGGTACAGGCACTACTGACATGAGAGGTGGCGTACTAACACTTGGCTCTGATGGAAATCTTCACGTTAGAGGAACAACTGTTTATATAGATGATGTTGTTCGCATGGCTGAGGATGGTGCGGCTGTGGCTCACGCAGGTGATGACATTGCAACTTCTGAAGCATCTAAAGGCGCATCATCAGTAGAAGCACCAGAACCAGTTACCGTAGGCACATCAACAGCACCAAAAGACTTAGATTCTATGGGTACTAGTGGTATTGTGTCACAAGATGAAGAAGCTGAAGTTGTTGTATATGGTGTTACAGTTGTGGGGGCAGACACACAACCAAAACTAATTCCAACAATAACAGAAGAAGAAAAAGAGAAGGCACTCGCAGAACAGGATGGTTCTCAACCTGATAACGGTGATGCAGAAGTAGATGAAGACGAATGGACTATCGAAGACCACAAAGCCGCATTCGGTCCAGAAACACATGAAGATAGAATTTATAATGATATATATGAAGGTAAATACCAACATGGTGATATAGTTAAGTGGGAAGGTCGAGATGCACGAGTTGAGGATGATCCAGATGGTGGCTATTTAGTCGTTTTCGTGTGATAGCTTGCGCATAAATAAAAGAAATAGATTCTAGGGAAATGTAGGAATGGAAAAGCAGTTAACCAATCGTGATTGGTGTCTCAGTCCAGAAGAAGAAAAGGTATTCAAACCTACCACACAAGCTGTGGCTAATGCTAATGGCGAGTACGCTTTAGCACAGGTTGAGGTATTGCAACAATCATTCATGGATAATATGGTTGCTGACTCAGAAAATGACCCTGTAGTCCTAGCTGTTAAAAAATATGGCGATGCTTTTAACACGAACCTAAATCTAATAAACAAGTCCATCTCCACTTCACCTTTTATTGTTGCTAACCTTCCTAATTACGCACTTCTTAACACGAGAATTGCAAACGGCGCGATAACCCAATTTGAGTTCGCTCGGTTCATCGAAGAGTTTAACTATTCTCCTGTTTCTGCGAATTATACTGCAAATCAAAACCCACCCAAGTTTTTGAAAAACCTTGATGACTTTTACAGAGGTAGTTTTGCTGGCTCGGTGATGGGCGGTTTTTGTTCAGTTTTGCCAAATGTCTTTGGCGCGATAGGTGGGTTCTTTATCATCCTTGGACAGGTAGAAGGTCTTATTGGTGACGCGCTTAGTTTTATAGCCAAGATCAGAAATATTGAAGACCCAGTCAAAGCTTTGTTTGAAGCAATTAAAGTCAAGGCATTAATCGAAGCAATTAAGAAAAAGATAACTAAAACTGTTATGGGCGCTATTGAAAAAATTCAAAGTGCAGTCGAAAACTTTAATATGGCTGATGTCATGGGCAAAGTAGAAAATTTCGTCCAAAGTAAAATCATTGACAAGGTAACAACAGTCAAAGATCAAATCATGAGATCGTTCAGTCCAGAAAATTTAAAGAAAATAAAATCTAAAATTACAGGAATGATTGATTACGCTGTTGGTTTGTTTGACAACCCATCATTAGAAGAGATTATGTTTTTAATGATGCGTATCTGTGGCTTTGCTTCTGGCGTAGAAGCCATTCTTGGTGGTCTTAAAGCGCCTCTTGATAATATTAAGAATGCATATGCGCAAACTCTCGATGTCCTAATGTCGAAAACAGACCAATCAACTGCTAGTGTTGTTCGTTCTGGTGCTATTAGATTTACCCCAGAAGAAAGAGCGGCAAAAATAGCAGAAGCAAGAAAAATTTGGCAAGCACATAACTCTGAGATTACAACGACATCTTTGCCTGATGTTGATCTGGAAAGTGAAAAAACACGACCAGCCCCTTTGCCAACTGATGCTACAATCTCAGAATTAAGCGAGATACCAACTTGGGACGAAATTAAAGGTGGCGGTCACCCTATATTTTATCCAACTGGTGGTTGGGTAAGTAACAGTTGGCCTAATCAATCTGAGCCTATTCTTGGTGCTTTGGGTTGGACGCAAGCAGAAATGAAAACAAAAATTCTCATTTTGAGATTAAATAAAAGAATGAACATACTTCACTCTGGTTTTGGTTCTTTTAGATTGACAAGTTTATACAGAAATGACGAATATCAAAGGTATTTGAGAGAGATACAACGTGTCAAAGGTGTTGCACGAAATTCACAACACTTACGAGGCAAAGCTGTTGATATCGCGGTTTCAAGTTGGTCTAGGCAAATGAGAACTGATTTGGTCAACGAAGGAAGAATAATTGGATTCACTTCTTTTGGTTGGTATGAAAAACAACAGTTCATCCACTTAGATTGGCGCGATGACAACATAGCAACATGGGGCAGAAGATGGTAGTAGCATTAGTAACAAACAAACAGAAAAAGATTTCGATCTATTCCGATTTCAAGAAAGACCTTGAGATCAGCCCATTGTCACAAGATTTGACGGTGCATAAAGATGAGGATGCGGTCAAGGAATCTATAAGAAATCTTCTTCTCACTGATCGTGGTGAAAGGTTAATGCAACCAACAATTGGTGGCAATCTTAGAGCTATGTTGTTCGAGAATATTACTCCAGGGGTTTTAACTCTAATTGAAGACCAAGTACGCACAACTCTTGAGTTGCACGAACCAAGGGCAGAAATTATTGGCGTGGAAGTTTCATCAAACATGGACGATAATGTGGTCAAAATCAGAGTTCAATTTTACATTTTAAATAATCAACAGCCCATATCAGTTGATGTATTTTTAGAGAGGACCAGATAAATGGTTAAACTAAACATTTCAGAACTAGATTTTGAAGCAACAAAATCACAGTTTAAAGAGTTTCTGCAATCTCAAACGCAGTTCAAAGACTATAACTTTGATGGCTCGAACATGTCTGTGTTGCTTGACGTCTTGTCTTACAACACATTCCAAAACAACTTCTATAGCAACATGGCAATCAATGAGATGTTCCTTGACTCTGCTGTGCTAAGAAACTCTGTTGTTTCGCATGCCAAGGAACTGAATTATCTTCCAAGATCACGAAGATCAGCTAGGGCTGTTGTTACTGTCACATTCACAGACTCGACTGCGACTGGTCAATCAATTACTATTCCACAGTATCAGCCATTCACTTCGATCCATAACGGTGAGAACTTCGAGTTTGTTACTAACGAAGCTTATGTTGCAAAGAAAACTGCACCCAACACGTTTATTGCAGAAAACGTTGAAATCTTTGAAGGTCAAATGCTTGCAAGTTTTGAGCGTGAGGGTTTCTTTGTCGATGACGATGGCATCTTGCGTGTTGTACTTTCTAACGAAAATGCAGACACTGAATCCATCGCAGTATTTGTTGATGCTGAGGCTACAGAAAACGAAAACGTATTTTTACGTAAGAACGATATCTTTGGTGTCGGTGCGACTGATAAAGTATTTTTCATTGAACCGTATTACGATGGTCGTTATACAATTTATTTTGGAAACAATGTTTTTGGCTTCCAACCAGAAGAGTTCGAAGACATCAGAGTACGTTATAGAATTACATCAGGTACTGAAGGTAATGGCGCTAAGACATTCTCAATGGCTACTACCTTTGGTAGTGCGGTGGTAACAACAACACAATTGGCTGCTGGTGGTGCTGAGAGAGAAACTATTGAAAGTATCAGATACTTTGCTCCTAAGAGTTTGCAAATACAAGAACGTGCTGTTACTACATCAGACTATGAAATTCTTTTGAAAACACAGTATCCAGAAATTCAAGCGGTTGCGGCATACGGCGGCGAAGACCTTGAGCCACCACAATTCGGTAAAGTTGCCATATCGGTGTACCTTGGTCAGGGGCAAGAGAGTTTGTCTAACACTCTTTCTAACACATACATTGAGTATTTGAAAGAAAGAAGTCCACTTGCAATTGAACCTATTTTCGTGGCAACTAAATTCATGTATGGTTGTGCTGTCGTTGACTTGTATTATAATCCTAAGTTGACGCGCAAATCTATTGGTGACATCGAAACGTTGGCAAGAAATGCTATCGCGGCTTACAATACACAGTATCTTGATGACTTTAACACGAAACTTAGAGTTTCTGCATTGTCATCGGCTGTCGATGCGATAGACATCTCAGTAGTGAGTAACGAAATTTCAGTAATGCCTTACATTGAGTATTCCCCAACACCTAACGTTGAACTAAACCCATCGTTTAAATTTGTTGCTAAACTTATCAAACCATACCCATTCGATGAGGATAGAGGGTTTGCTACATATAAGCCAGCAATTAAAACTGGTGTATTCTCGTATAACGGCGCAAACGTTTACCTACAAGATGATGGTGTCGGTAATATCCAAATTATTACTAGTGACGTTGCCAATCCTAAAGTTGTCAAACCTTCGATTGGTACTGTGAATTACGATACAGGTGAGGTAAACTTGGTTGGTTTCATCACAGATGGTTATATTGGTTCTGGTATCAAATTTATGGCTAGTACAGCAAAAGGTGATATTACTGCCCCTAACGGCAGAATATTTACAGTAAAAGACTCAGACGTAACAATAAATTTAATTGAGACGAAATAATGTCAGAAATAGAAAAGAAAATATCATTTAAAATACCTCAACAATTTCCAGCGATTTATCGTGAGGAAAACGCTGAGTTGGTCCAACTTGTCCAAGACTATTACAAGTTCTTGGAGACTACCCCTAACCAAGGTGTGTACAACTCAAGGCGTATGTTTGAATATAGAGATATTACGACAACACTAGATAGTATGATCATTTTCTTCCAAAAGAAGTTTCTGGCTGATCTACCATTACTTGAAGACGCAAGCGTAAGGCTTGTAGTTAAAAACATCTTAGACCTTTACCGACGTAAAGGTTCTGAAAGTGGCATCATTCTATTCTTTAGAATGTTCTATGACGAAGATGTCGAGATTAATAATCCAGCAAAATTTGTTTTGAAACCATCTGACTCTAAGTGGCAGACTGGTACATATCTTCAGATGGTTCCCAATAGTGGGGTTTTCTATGCAAGAGATGGGGCAAATTATTATCAATATAGCGATCTACTAGCTAAGAATATTACAGGATCAACGTCAGGTGCTAAGGCGGCTGTTGACAAGATCAACTTCGTACTTTTGAACAGAACACTAACACCAATTCTTTATCTTACTAATGTAAGGGGTATTTTTGGTAAGTACGATAATATCATCGCTAGAATTGATGGGCAAGACGTTTCGTTTGGTGTTATAAACGGTTCTGCATCAGAATTGCACATTGATTTAGATTATGGTGGCACGACAGGAAATGCTATAGGCGATGAATTCAAAATTGAAAGCGCGTATGGCAACGGCGGCGAAGTTGTTGTGACAGAAACTGAAGCTAAGTTTACAGGTATTGTTGATTACAGAATAACAGATGGTGGTTTTGGGTATACAATACAGAATACTAGACTAGAAGTTACAAATCAAGTTCTTGTTTTGGATAATGAAGACCTTACATTTACCAATCTCGAAAGACTTACTGATACTAATGGAAACATAGGTACGGTACTGGGGCAGAACGCATCAGCAGTTGGTATAAAGATGGCCGTTGGGGATGCGTTTAATATTAGTAGAGCTATCACCACACTTGACAGAACACCAAATGTTACTATAACTGGTATTTTTACGGTATCTGCTAAGAACGATAGTTCGCCTGGTGCTTTATACCCAGATACCACTGTGAATACTGATGTTAAGGTCGAAAGTCTTTCTAATATTGAAACCGTAAATCTAATTACTGATTTGATCTCGCCATTCTTTAGTGTCCCATTAAATTCAGCAGATTACAACACCATCCCCCCAGCAACAACTCTGATGAGTGGGAGTGCTTCGCCAGTAACATTAGCAACACCAATTGACGAAGCATTCAATCTTTCACCATTTCAAATTGGCACTATTGATGCATTCGAGAATCTTAATCCAGGTGATAACTACACCAACGATGTGTTTTCATTAGTGCGTGACACAGTTATGATTGCGTTTGACAGACACGAACAAGTTGTAACCATGCCAGTCATTAGTGCTTCATTCTCTGTTGGTGATGCACTCTCGCAGTCTGCGTCAGGAGTTAATGGGGTTATAACAGGAATTGACACAGACAAGTCTTTTATTAAGGTTAGACCTTATGCTTACTATGGTTTCGACGCAACGCCTATTACCCACAAGGGTACTAGTTATGACGTTACGGCATCTGAAAGAGATTATACATCTGAGAAATTCGGTGCTAATGCTGACATGAGATCAAAAACTCAATTCGCTACAGGTAGAATTTCAGCAGTTAAGGTTACTAACTCTGGATTTGGTCACTTGGATAACGAAATTGTTTACATTGTAGATGATAATGGCGTCAAACAAGCAAAGGGTACACTCAAAGCGGACTCACAGGGCATCACCGCAGGTTTCTGGGGTAGTGAAACCTCACAGATCAATGGTTACAAACCAGACGGAAGTTATTACGACTCTCGCAATAAGATACATGACAGTGATTTATATCAAGAATTCTCATACGAAATCTTATCTACTGTCGATCTTGGTGTGTATGAAGAAACTCTTAAGAAGAATGTTCACCTTGCTGGTACGAGACTTTTTGGTAGGTTTGTTTACAAGAATAAAGTAGAAGTTGGCTTAGGACATAGGTTCTACGTGAACGCGAAAGAAGACCAAATTATCGGTGGACCTGATATTGTAGGTCCAAATCAACTAGGCGAACAAATTAAATATTCATCAGATAGAAATACTATTTCTGTAGATACTGTAAACCTCAAAGCTGACGTAGTATAAACAGATAAATAAGTAGAAAGACTTTAGGAGCAAACATGGCTAAGCAAATTGTAAATACAGGAACTGTTGATAATGACGGTACTGGTGATCCGTTAAGAAACGCTTTCATCAAAGTAAATGAGAACTTTACCGAATTGTACAACGCCGAATCATTTTCTGGCAGTTATGCTGACTTGTCTAATAAACCAACAAGCATTACAGACTTTGATGTTACGGATGGTTCCAACAATCAAATCCTATCAACGGATGGTGCTGGAAACTTCACTTTCGTCAACGCATCAGCTTCAGTTGATATTGACGCTGAATTAGATGTAGCTAGTGCGACTAACAACCAAGTATTATCTTGGACTGGAACTGAATTCGATTGGGTTGACAACTCAGGTGCTGGTTTATCAAACAACGCAATCATTAATTTAGTTACTAGCGCTGATCTTGATATGTCAGGCAACAAAGTATTATTTGGTAACGTATATGACGCAGAAGGTGATTTACCTACTGCTGGCAGTTATCACGGTATGTTTGCTCACGTGCATGGAACTGGAAAAGCTTATTACGCACATGCTGGCTCTTGGGTTCGATTGGCAGATTTTTCAGAAGTTGGTGGCGGCGGTTCAAGCCTACAAACAAGAATTAACAAAGTCGGCGTATCGGCTTCATTAACTGATGGTGCATCAGGCAATGTTGACATCGTAGGATTTAAAGGGTACGCACTACTATCGATTACGACAGATAAAGCGGCTTGGGTAAGAATTTATTCAAACGGTGCTACTAGAACTGCTGATTCAAGTAGACTTGAAGTGACAGACCCGACGCCAGATGCTGGTGTTATTGCAGAGGTAATCACAACAGGAGCAGAAACTGTTTTGATGTCACCATCTTCAATGGGCTTTAACATGGAAGCAACTCCGACAACTAATATTCCATGCGCAGTTACCAATAAATCTGGATCAACAGGAACAGTTTCGGTTACTCTAAACGTACTTCAATTGGAGGCATAATATGTTGCACGAGTACATCGTCACCTTACATAATAAAGATGACCTTGATCAGTTTTACGATGACATAGAAATCCAAGAAAGTTCAGCACATATCTTTGAGGGTGAAGTTCACTTTCCAAGTCGTGCTGTTGAGGTTTCTAACCGAAGACTGATCAGTCGCAATACACATTATATGTTAACTCACGACGAAGCGCAAGAGTTAAAAAACGATCCTAGAGTGTGGGACGTGGAACTTGCTGAGATGATTGATCTTACCACAAAACCAACTGGTTGGAAAATGGAAAATAAGAAGTTTTCTAAAGATTGGTTCACAGACGCGACAGATCACAATTGGGGATTACTAAGACATAGTGAAGATGCCAATAGAGCCAATTGGGGTTCTAATGGAACTAACACTTATATTAGTGACTTGACGGTTACTTCATCAGGTGAGAATGTTGATGTTGTTATTGTTGATGGTCACATCGATCCAGCACATCCAGAATTTAAACCAAGAGAAACCGCACACTACAAGAGCAACTTGGTAAACGATAACACAAACAGCGCATTGTTTGACAGATCAGTAACTGTTAATGGATTGAAGATTGTAATTTCTGGTGCTGCTGGTGGGCAAATTGCTGTTCCAGATGAGTGGGCTAGAAAAACTGCGAGAGTGGTTGATCTACTGATCGATCCAGATGGTGCAAGTGTCAACTTGGCATACCAAAAGAATTTAATTGCAACCCTTAAGGGTGAAGTAGGTACTGTACATGCAGGATTTCCAACAGTACAACGTGTTGCTTACGGTGGTGGGGGTCAGTACGAGCCAAATTTCTTAGAAGATTCTGGCATTTCCTCATATGTCGGATACCAAGGTTTCTTAGACACTCACGTTCATAACGATATGGTTTGGTATAAAAACGTAAGTGGACCAAACCCTTCAGTGCAAGATAGAGACATCGAAGAAATAATCGAACACCTCATGCACACGATCCATTTGTTTGGATTGCCTGGTGCAGTTGATGGCTCTGAAACTGCATTGGATTGGGTAGCAACAAATAACGATGGCTTTGCGAATACAGATTTGCACGTGGCAATGTCAGAAGCTATTGATGGCTCTTTCTTCGATCCGACAGGTTATGCTCCTGATTGGGATACAAACGATGAGCAAGCAGAAATAGCGTACAAAGAATACCTATATCTCCTTAACTTCAACATGTGGGAAATGAGTGAGTTTTGGGAAGGCGGAAGTCTATCGCCAGAATGGTCTGACTCTATGAGAACGGCGGCTAACATTCAAACGAACAACCCATTGGGATATGCACTATTCAACACATATATCAATCCAGTCATGACGAAACCAAACTTCGCTACATTAAGAACAATATTCCAAAACAATGATGGCGGAGTTTCTGGCTACACTGAATCAACTCGTGTAAATCAATTCAATTGGCTCTCTTTGACTAGTCAGGTTACCGGCGGTTCTAATGGAACTTATACTTATGCACCTTATATTGATAGTGGCAACGCTGAAAGAACTTCTGATAACAACCATGGGACACACTGTGCTGGTACGGTAGCAGGGAACACACA